CCTTCACCTGCTGCTGCACCTACTAATTGGACTGCTTGATTAGCCATATTTAACTGCATATCTAATTTTGCTTTTGCAATAGCCTTGCTTTTCGCTAAATCTTCTTCACCTAATTTATCTATTTCACCTTGATACCACTTGTCTATATTTAACCTGTCTACACCTGCTTTTCTAGCCAGTTCTAGTTTTCTTTCATACTCTTGTTCAAGTTCTGCTAACTCCAACTCCCTACCTTCCATGCCTACTAAAGATAATTCTCTTTGTGCGTCTAACAACTCTTGCTCTAGTGCTACTTGATTAGTCTTTTGTTCAGATATTTGTCCGTTAATAGCTTCTTGTAATTCTAATACTGCTGTCTGTGCGTCAAGTAAAGCTAGTCTATTTTCGTCAATTGGTGCTGCGTCAAACCTTGCCTGTGCAGCAGCTTCTATTGTTGCTAAAGATTGCATTTGTAGGTTTTGTTGCTTTTCTTGTATCTTTAACAAATCTTCATTTGCTTTTATTCTTACTGCAAAAGTCTTTGAAACATCATCTCTAATTTGTCTTTGGTCTTCTGCTTCTTTAAGGTACTGAGCGTTTAAATTTCTAAATTCGGCTTCTGCTAACTTTGCTGCTTTTTCGGCTGCTGTTAGTGCTTTTGCTTGATTATAAGTGTTAATAGTAAAATCTTTAATAGCGTTAGCCCCATCTTCTATTGTTTTTTTAGTTTTTCCAAAAGTATCATCAACCCCTGTCGCAACGTCTATTAATTCTTTTCCTGCTTCACCTGCTAACCTTCCTGCTTCTTTAAAATCACCTTCAAATAAAGCAGATAAAGCTTTTCCTGCAAAACTTAAAGTTTCAACAAAACTGTTAAACCTTTCAATAAGGTTGTTTTTAATCATATCACCAAACGCCTTGATAGATTCTTGTGGGTTTTCAAACAAGTCTTTGAATATCTGTGTTACTGTTCCTACGTTTTCAGATAAAAAGCTAAACAAGTCATTAAAAGCTATGGTTAAGAAATTCATAGAGGTCTCAAAAGCGTCCACTACTTTTTGATTACTACTAAATACTTCCATAAGTTTAGCAATAACAGCTACAACAAGACCTATACCTGCTGCTTTTAAAGCCGTACCAACCCCTTTAATTGTTGTTCCTAAAGACTTAAAGCCGCCACCACCTTTTTGGGCTGCCTTACCTGAATCTTCTGCTGCAACTCCTAGACCTTCTGTTTCTTCTTTAGCTGCTTTTATTTGGTCTTTTACAGCTTCGGCTTCTTTTGATATAGAACCAATATTTGTTTTTACATTTAATACTATTTCTTCTTTCTTTGCCATACTTTAATTTTTATAGTGCTACACTAGTTTGTATTTGCGTCATTCTCACGTAACAATTCCATTCTATAAATACATCTGTTTCACCTCTTACTTTGATAATAAAATTACTGCCTGACACGTCAGAACGTGGTCGCCAGTCTGTTACTGTTCCGTTACTTTTAATTGCGTCTTTTTCCCTGTTTACACTTAAAGTTCCTGATTGGTTAATTAACACCCCACGTTCAACCCAGGAAGCATAATCACCGACACTCCCTGCAGGTGGGTCGCCTTCTGCGTGACCTACTCTAACAGCTATAACGTCAGCGTGAAAATAAAATATAGAATTATCAGGTGGTTGAAAATAAAGGTCTTGAGTATTGTTTAAATAACTATCTACTTCTGCTCCTGCTGTTGTGCGTGTTCCATACATTAAGTGTATTGCTTGTCTTTCACCTAATATATCTGTACCTTGATTACCACCTAACACTATAGAGTTATCATTCATTGCGTTTGCCTTAGTGCCAAATACTATTGCGTTATTTATTCCGTTTTCTATTTCATTACCAGTTCCTATTATAATATTATTTCTTGAAACACCTTGCACAGTATTGTTTTCACCCATTATATAAGTGTTATTAGTTCCTGTTTGTGTGTTGTTGCCTGTACCCTGCACAAAGTTGTTTTCGTTTCTTATGCTTGGTTCTAAAAAAGTATTCAAAACATAAGCCGAACAAGTTCCTGTTTCTTGATTATAAGTGTAGCCATAAGATTCACACTGTTGTTGATTTGCAAATACATCATTTGTTCCATCAGTAAAAGTGACATTCCCAAGTGCGTCTATTGACTTGGGTTTTACAGGGCTTGTATTTGTGTAAGGTATTGACATTATGGTATAAGTATAAATTCTACTGTTGCTAAATCGTTTGGTTTGTAGTCTATTCTATTTACTCTATATTCTCTATTCTTAATCATTACTTTGTCATAAAACCTAAAGTTAGTAATATCGCCTGGTTTTAAATAAACCTTAATAGTCATTGTTCTTGTGTTAGGGTTGTATAACTCATTATAGTAAGGTAGCCAGTAAGTATTAAAAAGATTATTAGTTACTGCATTACCAATAGGTTGAATCAATTGACATTCACCAAAATGAAAATCTAGTGCTGAGGTTGTTGTTGGTATAGATGACAAATGACCAAATTGCAAAAAGTGTGTTGCGTTTTCGCTTGAAAAACCGTTAAAGTTTGGTATATAATATGTCACACCACTACTTTTTTTGCCGTTGTTATACATAATTCTAGGACTATTGTCTATACCCTCAGTTGTTCCTTCATCAGGATTGTAAGCATACAAAGAAGGTATTATTAAAGCTTGATACTGTGTCATTAAAGGTTTTATAACAGTAGCTGCAAAAGGTTCTGCTACAATTTCTTCTTGACCAGTTAAAATAGTAAAACCTGAAGCGTCGTAAACTTTACTTCCATACAAATGACCTTGAACCGCCCTTTTATAATTCATAAAAGAGTAGTCATCTTCATCTTCAACAAATTTAAAAATAGTTCTTTTCTTTAATTCGGTTAGTGGTGTTAATTTTATTTCTGATATATCTACTTTATCTGTCCAGTCGTGTGTTTTTGTGTCAGGGTTGTTTAAAAAAGTATCATTATAGGGTTCTATTAAAATTCTATTTTTATCTTCTGAATCAGGCATAGATACTAAATTAAACATTGTAAAAATACCCTTTAAAAATTCCCATTGTCCTAACTCACCCCTTAAAGATTGCAACAAAAGATTAGTTGTAATTGATAGAGGGTTTTGCCTTATTGTGAAATCACCCCCAAGTGTTTGGTCTAACCTTAATGCCGTAGTGGTTCTAAATTCAGGTTTTATCGTATCGTTTTGGTCTAAAATTACGTTAAAAGAACCTGCGTATTGAACTGAAGTGTTATTAGCAAAACCAGTAGAAAACACGTCTATATATGTGGAAACCCCAGTAGAAACATCTGTTTTATTCCACCTAAAATGTCCAGTATCAGCGCCTGTGTTTGCTTCAAACCTAAAGTCATAATTGATTCCATAAGCTATACCATTTTCAGGGGCTGTTAGTGTATTAGTTGTAAAATTCCAACCCAACGTGTCTGCACTTAGACTTTCACCATAACAAGCTGCTGTATTTATAGTTGAAAACACAGTACCTGAAGCTTTTGTGCCTGTACAACCAACACCCTTGTCTCCCTGTCTTTCTTCACCCCAGTTAAAGTCCATATACAATTTTTTAAAATCGGTTGTATTAAAAAACGTGCTTGAATATGTAAAAGGACTGTCTTGAAAGATTCTGTCAATTAAATATTTAATCTGTATAAAAGGTCTAAACGCTTGGTCTAAACTTGTAAGTTCAGGATTGCCTAACGTAGCTGCACTTCCTGTAGAACCATTTGCTACAAGTATTTGGTGATTCCAGTCACAAAATGGGTATTTTACCGTGTCGTTGTCATTTCTATATCCTGATGTAGAAGGGTTTACGTAAGTTATTCCTGTGCTAGGGCTTTCATTCCAAGAATTTTTAATATTTTCTTTTTGATAGTCGTGTGCTAACTCGTTAAAATCTAACATACTAAAAGTCTTTTCGCCTAATACGTCAGCTAGTGCAACAACCTCAGAATACAAATTTACATTATAAGATATTTCACCTATCTTATCTTGTATGTCTATCAGTCTTAAATAACCTTCAAATATAATAAACCCATCTTGTTTTAAAACGCATTGTGTTTTTAAATAAGGATTAAAAGATAAGCCATCACCTGACCTTGTTACTTCAAATATATTGTCAAATATTTTGTTGTTTCTTTTTGTGCCTGGCAAATTAAAAGCTTTAGAATAAGATTGTACGCTTTCTGCTGCATTTTTAAAGTCATCAATACTTAAAGTTAAAGGCATATCTTCTTCTTCATATAAGTCACAAATAACTTGCCCATCAGTTAATTCTACACTTCCTGCTGCTGCACCTGTTGGCAAGACAGATATTCTGTCTATCGCTATATTTGCTGCTACATTATTTACATACATAAGAAATAAAGTGTTGTCAGTTGCAGTCGCTATAAACGTATCAGTTATAACAGTAGAAGAAGCGGCAAATGTTGAGTTTGAAACAACACTTGTGCCATTATAAACACCTAATTGCAAATTGCCAGTTGCTGCTATAGATAGATTTATTTTTATTGTATAACTTTGTCCTATTGTTAGTCCTGACATTCTTTGATAAACCCCTGAAACAACAAACAAAGCTGTAGGAACAACAGAATTTAAAATAATTTGACCGCCTGAAACAACAGGTAACGCAGGTGTTCCAACTAGTGTACCTCTAAACCTGTACCAAGTGTTTAGAACAGTTGGGGGTTGGTTTGATAAAGTGTCAAGAGCAACATTTACTGATGAACTGTTGTAAGAACTTGTAGAATTAAACCCTGAAAAATTTATACCATTTACAACAAATTGATTTGGGTTTGTTGAAACAGCATTAAATTGACCTGTGTAGTATTGCGGATATATGATTAGTTGTAAGCTCATTATACTGTTTGTGTTCGCATTTCGTGACTTTTCTCTAGCTCAAATGTGTATTGTATCAATCTATCATTAGCTATTGTCTTTCTTGTAAAACTAGATGTCGTTACCCTAACAGGCACTACGTATTTCATTAAAGCGTCACCAGTTCTAGTAACACTTTCATAACCTCTTAGCATATAAACTTCAGGGCTGTTCATTAATTCTTCAAATATCACATTGAAATTCTCTTGTAAAAAAGCTGTATTTACTGTTATATTTTCTTTTGCATTTACTCTTAATTTTCTAGTACCACCTTTATAGCCATTAATATGGTAGTTAGCTTCACCCCAAGTTCCTGCTAATTGTGTAAAAGTTGTAGACCTTGTGTTTACTTTTTTTACTGCTTTTTGCGAGAATGTAAAGTAATCCCAAGCACCCCATTGATTTAACCAACAAAGTCTAACATTATTTGATTCAATACTATCATACCGCCCTTCATCAGCTTGTGCTGTACAATCTGTACAAGTAGGACAAAATGCTCTTGCACTTGTACCACCTATTAAAGAGTATATTCCATTTTTAGGGTCGTCAATATGTATTGTAAAAGTTTCTAACAATTGTGTGCCAGATAAAATATCAGTAGCAACAACAGTGTAATAAGCTAACCCTGCTGTAATAGCATTAGCAAAGTTTGTACTCCAATTTTGCAAGTTGCCAGGAAAAGCACCAATATAATTTATTCTCTTTTCTGAATCTTGCGACCATACGCTATAAGAACCATTAGCGTCATTTCTTACAACTGTGTCTGCTGATGATATTGTAGAATTATTTGAATCGTAATAGGTAAAGGTTACTTGCAAAGAATTAGCGGCTATATTTAAGGCAGCCAAAGAACCATAGTCACTTAAAGTAGCATATTGAGTAGTAGGAGCATTTGTAAGCCATCTTTTATCATCAGCCCCCTGAAAGAATATGCTTGTTTGAAAACCAAAATTTGCATTAGGGGCACCAAATATAGTTCCAGGTGTACCCCTAAATATAAAGTCATTATTTTTTATATACCCATTAAACATTGTATAATCTATACTATTCACTTCAGTACCAACAGCTTTTCTTACTACATTGTCATCTTGGTTACCTGCATTATCAGTAGCACCTAAATATTCAACAGAAAATTGTACAGCTAAAAACCTAACACTATTACGAATTTTAGAATATTTGTCTATTAGGTGTATAGGGTGTGTTTCAAAATCTGTTGTAGTTTGCCCTTTATAAGAAGCTCCATTAGTTGCTAAATTGTCTGAGCTTACATAGTTTTCTATTACATTTCTAACATCAAACATTCCTACACCCTTAGCGTTAGGTGTGGTCTTAAAAGTTCCTACTAAATCAGTAGTTGTTGAGAGGTTAGGGTGCGTTGTTCCTATATGTATGTCAGCTATAAATTTTACTCTTTGAAAATTAGCTACTGCTTGGTCATTTGATACTACAAATATTGCTTCAAAACCCACTGGTACTACTGGAAATTTTGGTTTTTGTTTTATTACTGTTACTGCCATATTATTTAACTTTTAAAACTTTAATTAAATCATCTGATATTACTTCAAGCAATTCATCACCAAACCTTTTCATTCCTAACTCTAAAGGTCTTTGGAAAAAACTAATACCCTGCACACCTTTTAGTTTTATTTTTCTAGCAATTAAAAAAGCTAGTGATTTGTCTTTTATAAATTGCCCACCCCTATTACCTGCACCCTTCCAGTCTTTATCAACACGCCCTCTTATGCCTCTTGTCTTTATCCATTTTTCTATTATTGATGTAGGTGGTTGTTTGCTTGTGTATTTAAAAGGGCTTGTTACTGTTTTACCTTTATAGTCTTTGTAGCTTCGTTTCTTTTCTGTTCCTGAAACACCTTTGTCTACAAATTTACCATAACTATCCATACTAAACTGAATTGTAAAACTATTTCTTTTAGAAGATATTTTAAAACCAATAGAATTATACAAGTCTTTAGTCGCATTTTTATTGCCTTTGGTTAAGTTAGTCCTTGCTTGTTTGACTACATATTTACCAAAACTATTAAGATAGTTTTTTATGCCCTTAGTTTTCATTATAAACTAGCTACAAATATTTCTACGTCAGCGTCATCTGTAGACCTTGGTCTAACTTGTATGCTTGTTATATCTTCTAGTGTAGGAAAATTAGGTGTAGTATCTGCTTCTGCTATTGCTGCTGTATCTGCTTGACATAGAACATGCGAACTCCCTGCCGTCATTACTACTTGATAGTTTGTGTTTTCTGTAACTACTGCTAAGTCCATTACTGCCGTTTCGCTTACATTTGTAATTCTTATGTATTTACAGTTTTCTAAATCTAAGGCACCTGCACTTCCTGAAACGCTACTATTAAAAGTTGCTATTGTTGTTGTGTTAGAATGAGGGCAAGTCACTACTCTTTCAAAAGTATCTGTAATACTTGCAACAGTCAAGCTGTTTGAAGAACCTCTTAACGCACCATTAATGGTTACGCTTTCTGATATTGTTACTACTAAATCTGCCATAATTTTATTTTTTATCTATTTGTTTTAATTTGTTTATTGCCCAGTTAATACCACTTGTTCCACCCCAACCAAGCCAAGCTACATACCCTTTGTCTTTCCAAGGGGTTGCTTTATATTTAGGGTTTATTTCTGCATTTTTTTCTTGTCTTTTAAATGAAGCCATACGTGCAATAGTATCTCTTGAAATATTAGATTTTGAGCAAAGCTGGTTGGCTCTTGTAATTCCTACTCTAGTCATTCCTTTGACTTCATCTCTTCCGTGTTCATCTATCCAACGCAAAACCTTACAAGCATTATTACTAGCACTTTTTGGGTAGTCATTGTAACTTTCTAGCTTTATGCTTATTTCATCTAATTTAACCAATATGTCGTCATAAGTTTTTATCACCCTGTTTAAAGTTTTATTTTTATTTTTGGTGGTATTAATTGTATCTCTATTTTCCATATCTTAAATTTAAACATTAGTACCCTGCACCTAAATCGGTTACTGGTATTGTACAAGTGTCAAAATCATTCATTACTTTAATTCCTATTGTAAAAGTCCAACCGCATAAAAGATTGTCAAACCTTTCTTGAAACGGCTCTATACTAAATTGGTCTTCTGTAAAATACATAGGAAAGTTAATGTTATCTACACCTTTGTGAGATTGTCTTGTACTGTGTCTTAACATACCTATAATATCTGTACTTATTTCTAAAGTCTGATTCCATACTTCCTGTTCATTGTTTTTAGGGTCAAGCAATTTAGTCAATTGTTGTGCTTGATACGTTTGCCAGTTATGCTTTTCAGATACTAAGTCAGCAATAAATATTTGAAAATTATAAACCAATTCACTGTCTCCTGTGTCTACCGTCAAAGGGTTTATGTGTAGTAATGGAAAAAGCGTGTCTACATTTAAGTCTATTTCATAAATATCACCAACAGATACTGTTGCAATTTGGTCGTGATATTCGCCCAGTCTGCAAATTGTATTTACTACATTGTTATATGTCTTGTTAGTTGTTAGTGCCATTCTTTACTTTATTTTGTGATTCTAAATCTGTTTCATAACTTAACCAGGTAAACGCTTCTAATACATTTAGCTTGGTTATTGTGTCTAATTTTGATATGTCTCCATTTGTCAATCTATACATTAGTCCAAAGTACCCCCATTTTTCTGCAAAAGATTCGTTTGCGATTGCTGTGTCGTTTCCTTCTGCTGCTGTGTCAAAGATGATGGAAAAGTCATCAACAACACGCTTGCGAAATGATAAAAAAAAACCAGTGCTGATTGCACTTCTGCGGCTGCCATCTTTTTCATTTGTTCAGCCCTTATCGTTATCTTGCCATCATAAGCTTCAATCGTATAAACACCCTTTTCTGTTTCTTCTACTATCGGTCTATAAAGCACCGCCATTAATTCAGGTAGACTTTTTTCTAAATCGTTTTTAATAAAAGTTTCTATGTCTGCAAACTCACCTAAAGTCATTTCGTTTAGGTCAGGGTGAAAACCATATCTTTTACCTTCAATCTCAATTATTCTTTTCAAAGAACCATACTGCTTTTCTTGCAGCTCAGATATTTTGCTTAATATAGCAACAACATCTCTTAATTCTAACTGCTTAATCAATTCCTTTGGAATAGTAGACAGCGTCTCTATTGTTTTTTCTGCTTCTTCTGTCTTTGTTCCGCTTTGAAATTCAATTAACTTTAACCAAGTTTCTAGCGTGACATCATTCCAACTTTTGATTAATTTAAACTCTTTAACCTTGCCCTTCTTCTTAATTTTAATCTTCATATATAATATAATAGAAATTTGCGTAATTTAGTTTAATGTGTATATTTGCCAAGTTTTCGTTTTACGTAGTTTGTGTGAGGGGGTGTAGATTTTATCTATGCTCCCTTTTTTATTGTACAAAATATTTACCTGCATTTGGATTGTCTAAATGGTATATAAGATTGTATCTTATTCCGTCAATAGCGTGGTTGTAATTATCTACATAAAGTTTTGAACCCTTGTCTGCATAAACATAATTATTAAGTTCTTTTGCTATGTTAGTAGATTCAGGTGTTACTACTAATTCAAAGTCTTGCATTCTTGTAATACCACTTTCTATTGTTCCTTTTTTAACTGGCTTGATATTTACACCTAAATGTTTAAGGTCTGCTATTAGTCTTGGTTCTGCTGAATCTGCAATTATAAGCTTCTCACCTACTTTATCTAAAACAATCTGAGCAAGTTCTTGTGATTTTAAGCCGTTCTTATAAATATGTTCTTTTAAATATATCTTTCTTTTACGCTTATCTATTGCTACTTCTGTCAAGCTATCAGGGTCAATACTAAAACCAAAGTCCATACCGCAAGACGTTTGTAAGCCGTCAGGGTTAAACTCTCCAATACTCCAATTAGTAAACACAACTCCATCAGCCCTGTCTAGCCAACCACCCATTATCTTGTGCGTGTATTTTTTAAAGTTATTATGTTTTATAGTCTTAATACGCTCTAGGAAGCTTTGTGAGAGGTTTTCTTTGTTGTCTAGGTATGTACTGTGTATATAGCACACATTGTCTTTAGTGCCGTTAAAACCTGCTTGTACACCTTTGTCCTCAAAAAACCTTTTGTATATCCAATGTTCTTTAGTAACAGGGTTTAAAATTAAAATGATTCTATTCTGTTTATTCTTTTCTCTAATGCTTAAATCAATAGTGTCAAATATATCTTCATCAATAAGTTCTTCTGCTTCATCTAATACCCAACAGCTAATACCTTGTAAAGATTTTAGACTTGCTGTTTGATTTCCTGCTGATGTCTTAATACCTCTAAATAGTATGTCTGACTGGTTGCCTAAGTTTACAACCTCAGCTTTATTTACGCTAAAAATGTTTTCAAAACCTAATAGTGTAATCTTTTCTAAAAATTCAGGTATGATAGATAGATGTGCTGATACCATTGTAAACCTGGTAAATAATACTCTTATGCCTTCTGTCATTGTAAGCAAGGTTAGAAATACAGTTGCAGCAAAAGACTTTCCTGAACCCCTACCGCCTGTGATAATAAAATATCTAGCTTTAGAAGAAAATAGTGCTTGGTATTTATTATTCAGTTTCAGTTTCTACAAAGTTTATTAAAGGCATATTTATGCTCTCATCATTTGTCGTTACATCTACTCTTTGTTGCGGTTTGCCATAAAAGTATTCAAAGAATAGCTTGACAGCCCATTGTTCCTTTTTGTCTATTCCTTGCTCTAAAGACTTTAACGCCTTTTCATTCATTGGCGTTAGATTCTCTATTAATCTTTGCTCATCTGCTTTAGATTTGCGTCCTGCACCTTTTCTAGCCCCACCGTTGTTTATTCTTTTATCCATAATTGAAAAAGATTGATTATTCAATTCTTATTATATAATAGAAATTACTGATATTCATTTGGTAGCATTAATCTTATTCCTAATTCTGTTAAAGCCCATATCCTTATTTGGTCTGCATATACTTCAAATTCTTTTGTGTTCATTCTTGCTGTGCTGTTTACTGTTTGCAGTCCTATTTGTTTATCGTTTATTTCTATACTTTGCCATTCACTTGCAAACTTTACTTTGAGTGTATCGTGCATTTCATCAGGAAAATATCCTAATTCATTTGCTAATGGTTGCACTATACAAGCCCAGTAGTAATTGTTCTGCATATTACTTCTATTGTTTCTTTGTTTTTTTACCTTTACTACATAATCACTCTCCAATTCTTTTAAGTAATTAAAAAGAGTTTGTTTGTCTTGGCTATTGTTTATTACAAAGTTCATTAATCAAAAGATTCATTTATACCTCTTTCGCCTACTAGCTTTTCTTTAGCCCCCTTCCAAAGTTTATCGTGTCTTTTTTTTTTACTTAAAGATTCTTCAGTTCTTATAAGGTTAGGCATACCTTCTTGAGGTTTAGATTCCATAAATAAACCGCAATCACAAACGGCATTAACTGTTCGCCATTTTCCCTCCCTATAACCTATTATGGCTTTGCTTATTTCTTTTTCTTGCTTTCCGCAATCACATTTATATATTGTCATTCTGCTAGTGAACCTGTTTTAGTATTACCTGTTTTGTGTAATCTTTCTATTTCAAAAATCAAAACATTAATTGCTTTTTGTATATCTTGTTCAGCAGGGCTTCCTTCTTTTTTACCTGCTCTTAGTATATATTGTAGTGCTTGAGCCTTCCAAGCATTTAAGCTAAAGTCATCTACTATATCTTTTGCTGAATAGCCATACACATTACCTGAGTAGTAGTGTGGCTGTATTACTTTTTTATAATCTAATTTTTTTTTCATTTTTTGTTTTTAATCGTATTTCTGCATTAATTTTCTAGTCAAGCTGTTTTCTAACCTTCTTTCTAGTTCTTCTGATAGTATGTTTTTTATAGCAACTGCATTTAATTTAAACTTATCAACCATTTCATTCATACTGTTTGCGCTTGGGTTTTTAAAGTAGTATTCTACTATTTGTTTGTGTTTTTTTTTCATTCGCTGTATTTTTTATATAGTTTTTTTATACCATCAAAACAAGTGTTCAAACAAGAACCGCAATTTGTTCCTGGTGAGTAGTTTGTGTTATATATTGCGTTGTAAGTTTCTATCATTCTTTTTTTTACTTCTACATTTCTTGCTTTTCCTGTTTTCAGGTATTGCCAAATATCTAATATTTCGTCTATCATTTCTTGTGGTAAATCTTCAGGGGTTTGCACTTCTGTTGTTTTATCCCAGTATTTTTTAGGACAAGCCATAGGTGCTAACCTTGCTTTTATTTTCATAAAACACTTGCAAACTTTGCAGCTTCCTGTTGGTTTAAAATAATAAACACAAGACTTGCATATTGCAATCCTATCTTCATAAATATTATTTGAAACAAAGAATTTGTTCAATTTTTCTGTCTTTAATTTTTATATATTCATTTGTACTTTTAGGTCGCCAGTTTGGTGACTTAAACCCAAATTGCATTTCAAAACTATCTTTTTTTTGAGGGTCATACATCTTCATTTAATTCAGCTTTTAATATTGTTCTTACTTTATCTATTGTTGTAAATAAGCTATTCCTACTTATTTTAGTCTTAGCAGCTAGTGAATCAAGTGTGTTACCTTCATAATAATACAACTTAAATAATTCTCTATCATACCAAGAATCTAATTTGTCTAATTCTTTATCTATAAGTTCTAACTTGTACAACTTTGTGTTATCTACTTCTGCATTTGGCAAGTTTGCAATATTTTTATTATTAGCAATATTATGTGCCACGTCATCAGTGCTATAAGTTGTACTACTATTATAACTAGCACTGTCAATATGTGTATAATACTTTTCATACTTATAATAAAAATTACTTCTTGTGCTTGTTAAAGCCCTTCTAAGTGCAACAGCCCCATATCTTGTCAAACCATCAATACCATCATTTTTATATATTTTTTTAATTACATCAGGATTAGCTTGTAAAAAATATAACATTAACTCTTGTACCGCTTCATTTATTTTATTTTCATCTGTTGTTAATCCATAAGCCATAGTCCTAAACTTTTCTGTAAGTTTTGCTATTTCGTTATAGATTTTATTCATTAGTTGGTTGTAGCTTATCTAATTTAGATACTGTTTCTTGCAACATTTGGTCTAAAACCACTTTATATGCCCTAACAACTGCTGCGTTTTTTTTAGTTTCTATTCCTGCGAAGAACCCTGCGGTTGCTACTGATACATTAATAGGCAGTATAGTAATCCAGTCATAAAAGTTATTTTCTCTTACTCCTTCACCATATCCATTAGAATATTCAACAATGAGACTTAAAACTTCAAGATAATTGTTGTATTTTGGCTGTGCGCTTACTTCTTCTGCAAACTGACTAGCCATTGCTATATACACATCAACTATAGACTTATGTTCTTCACTTGAATAAATCGGTTTGAGCATACGTCAAAGATATAAAAAAAGTTACTCTATTCCTTTTTCTATTTTTAAGTTTTTAACAACTTCTTTGTAATAACTTATCTTTTCTTCGTAATCTACTCTTGAAAACTTTTGAATTGTTTTAGCTTTGTATTGTAATTCTTCTGCTGTACCTTCACCATACTTAGCGTCTAAATTAAGTCCAAACTTGAACTGTTCACCTTGACCAAACAAATTATCTGCTGCTGACTGTGGTTGTACATTTATTTCACACCACCTGGTAGACAGACATCTTCTTGACATAAAGTGTCCTGCGTGTATAGCTTTATAATGATACACCCTTCCTGATGTAAAACATTGCACCATGCCTTCATTTGTAGCGTCTCTTAATCTTATATAAAGACTAAACCATTTGTCAAGCTCTTTTTTTAATTTACTTATTGATTTCACAGTATAGCTTTAATTGTTCCATTTTAAATGATGGGGCTTTATATACATATTTAGCTATAGTAGTACTTCTGCCAAACCTTGTTGTTTTCTTAACTGGCTGACTATCAATATTATATCCATTTTTTCTGTGATTAAAAATTATTCCTGACAATCTAGTTGCACCATATTCTTTTATAGCTTCATAACTTGTTATGGAGCCATGTTTTTTTAAGTGCCAAAGAATAGCATCAGACTGTGTTTTTACCTGCCATGATTCAATATCTATTGTTTTCATTTTAAAAGTTTTTGTGATTTATAAAAAGGTACTTTTTTAGGGTCTTTCCCTAATGTGTGAACATCATAATAAGCGCTGTCTATAACTTTTTTATGGGCATAAGTCCATTTGTAAAATGTTCTAATATTTAAAAATGGTTCATCTTTTCCAAACCTTACTCCCTGCCTAAAAGCGTCTTCAACTTGATTAAAAGTTAGATTCATAAAACGCCTTTCTTTTATTAAGTCTTGTGCAAATATTTTACTTAATGAAGCCATAGTTTTACCATCTGATTTGTGTCCTATTTCAATAGCTGTTTTTGCTACTAAGTCATAAACATTTCTAGTCAATTCTTCTAAGTTTTCGTTTTTTAATGTTTTCATAAATATTCTTTACCTTTTAGATATTCATTTAATTGTTTGTCTATTTTACTCATTGATTGTGGGCTATTTATTTCTCTACGTTCCCAAGTCCTTACACAAGCTTTCCAATCTTTCATTTTGTTTTTTCCTATTTGCCAGTTTTTACTTTCATAAAAATCAATAAAAGCTTCTGAATCTATACTATTTTTGCGTAATATACAATAATTTTTAACTTCATCAATAGTTGGTTTTTTAAAACGCCCCTTTTTATTACTATCTGTAAGATTAGTATTATTAATTGTATTGTTACTCTTTAGCATTTTTGCTAACACCCCCCTCTCGTTTTTGCTAATACCTTCGTAGCAAATTTGTATATACCTGTTGTCAATTTCGCGAGTGCCATCTTTGTATGTATAAGTAATTTTAATAAACCCTTTTTGTTTTAGTTCGCTAATCCACCTTGATATGGTTGTTTTATTCTTATTATATAACGTGCTAAAGTATTTATTAGACGCAAAACATACACCGTTCATTTGCAATAGTGCTGTTATTTCTGCATATAAAAGCTTGGCGTTAGGTGTAATATCTGAATATCTAACGTGAGCAGGTATATTCGCAAAGTAGTTTGGCTTAGTCATTATATTATGTTTACATTATAGTGATGATTGTTGAGTGCTAAACTAATATTTTTTAATTGATTAAGATAATTAAAGTAATCTGTTTTGATAAAACAAGTAGCTTCACCACTTTTTACTTCTAATTTTACATCAGATTTTTTAGATTCACTAACATTATTTTTAAGTAAAAAATTATAGAGCTTTTTGTCACTTTCAAAAATATTTTTATCACCTTCTAAACTTTTATATTCTTTATAAATTTTTGTAAAAGTGCTTCTGTATACATCACATTTTTTAAACTTCTTCTTATGTGTAACTTGGTAGTGATAAGTAGCCGTCCTGTCTTTTTTAAGAATTTTTGCAATAATGTTTCTGTCAATATTTTCTTCTGTAAGTGCTATATAACAAGCTGAAGCCCTTGCTGCCTGTATATTTTTGCTTCTATTTTTAAAAGCTAACGCACCTTCAGGTAGCCCTGCAACTCTAGTTGCAAGACTACACAAAGCTCTAAAATTTAATTCTTCTTTCATTTTAAAATGGTACATCATCAGTTGTTATAAAATCTGACCCTGAAAGTTGTTTTGCGTTTTCCAGTACAATTTTCCAACAGTCTATATTATTAAAAAATCTTCCTTTAGATTCTCTTGAATAAACATTACAAGAAGCTGTTACAGTATCACCTTCATTTAGATTTTTAAGTTTACTTATATTGTCACCCATAAATCTTAAGGCAACTTGATTATTGTATACTTCGCCTGTGTCTATAACACAAGATTGACTTTTCCAAGGATTACCTGCTTTAGATTCTCCTGATTCTGCTTTTAGTATTTTTACTATTTTACCTTTTATTTCCATTTTTTTATTTATTTATGATTTCTAAAATTTTTAATAATTTTGACTTTGTTTCTATAAACTTTAATTTAAGGTTTTCATTGTTTTCTCTAACCCTCCTGTTTTCTTGTTTAAAATACTCAATACCATCTTTATCTTCTAAAGGTGTATTGATACTGTTTTTTGGTATACCACTTTCCATTTTTATTTATTTATTTAATTATTAAAAAGAGGGGGGGTTATATCTTTACAAAGTATAACTGCTGACATTATTATTTATATTGATATTTAACCCCCTCATGCTATTTATTTTTTATTTTCCAGTTTATATAATTAGTGAGTACATCACCATCAAATATTAAAACATCTTTTTCAGGGCAATAAGGGTACTCCTTACCGTTTGTATGTTTTCTAGCTTCTAGCTTTTGTATAGGTAGTCGGTACAAAAAACGACCAATACCCCATTCTACACAAGCCCTTTTAAAAGCGTCTGACACTTTGCCTTTATCTTTTTCTACATTAGATTCTGAACCTGTGTTAGATTTCCAAACCCAACCATTTACTTTTTCATTCCAAACACCTACATTGCAAAATAGCTTGTTATCTTGTGTGTCGTATTTACTTTGCCAGTACCCAACCCCTACTACTTCATCTAGCAAGTCTTGACAATCTCTAGCGTCTATATATGCTACACAAGTAGCTTTACCATATTTAGCTGATTGTACTCTCCATTTATATGGTATTTCTTTTTTTAATTGTTCTAGTTTCATATCGTTATTAGTGCTTTATTATTATTCATTTTCAAATATTTTTCTTTGTATACTTTTAGCTTTTCTTCATTTGTATAGTCATAAACCTCATCAAGATTAAGTCCTGTCATTTTAATATAATCATCAAGAGCTTTGTCTATTTGCTGTCTTGTTCCAAATATTCTTATGCTAGGTTCTACTTTTGCTAAGTCTGTAAACCAACCTTGCGGTGACAGCTTTTCTATTGTTTTGTATACTCCGTTATTGTAGAAGTAGAAAGATTCGCATATTAACTCCATACACTAGGTCTTTTTCTGTCGTAATTAAATTTATCTTCTTGCTGTCTTAGTTTTACAAATAAATCTATTACCTGTTCATCTAAAGATTTTTTTAGTAAAAACTCTTGGTGTTCTTTTTCTATGTTTCTTAATAGTATAAATAAGCTGTCATCTATCTTATTAAGCCATACTGGGTTTTCATCTACTACATCTAATATAGATATAATAGCTTCTTCTGCATTTACTGCTTGTTTCATTTTGTAGTTTGAGTACATTTTGTTTTTGTTTTAATCTTGTTATTAATTAGTTTTTATTTAAAGAATTTAAAATAAGCATCTGCATATTTATCTCTATACATTTCTACAACAGATTGAGAGCTTTCAATCAAAGCATATTTTATCGTATCTTTAACATCATTAGTAATTCTTATAGATACACTTCCATCTTCCTTAGCTTCCTTTTTCCATATTCTCCACCCTAAATCTTTAATAGCGTTATTAATTTTATTGTTATACTTTCCGTTAAAATTTAACAATACTCTTGAACAACACTGAGCTTCATTCCAAGTTTCAAATCTGATGTTGTTTTTAATTTGTGTTTTCATTTTGTTTTTGTTTTAGTTAGTTTTGTTTTATAGCGTTTTGATTCGCTTTTAATACTGCAAACATACAATCTTTTTTTGAATTAACAGCTTTACAAACACAAATATTTACAAAGTTATTAACAATAAAGGTGTTAATTAGTGTTTTATATAGAGAAAAGTAATACTATTACTATTATAAGAAAATATAGTATAGAAAGCTTTGTAGAATCGTTTAGCCGCATTATAAGGGCATTAAAAGGTTTATAGGTAGTGTACCATTGTTTAGCACAACAGAACAGCCTATAGCTTGTTTTTTAAAATTTTTAGCATAAAAAGCAGC